TTTTTTCATATCTAAATCCTTTTGTCATTATTCATTTAACTGCTTTTAACAACTCTAACTCTTTAGCACCTACTGTATACTTGCGAGTAATGTCGGCAATAGGGTTGCCCTTCTGCAAATGGTCAAGAGCCTTATCCCACATTGGATGCTTTTCGTTCAATACTTCCTTAACCATCTTCTGTGGTTCTTTAACGGCTGCTGCACTATTTCCATCGTCATCCTCTTGAGATAGGTTAAAGATACTTGCAAGGGCATAACGTCTTGCATAGGTGATTGCCGAGCCTTGTTGTTGTGGGTTGTTTAAATCCCTCATCCTTAACACTTGTTCGCTCTGCATATACTCACCACTTTCAGCATGGTAAACAGTTGTAACCAATACGTCCTCGTTAGGATGTTGGGTAACCAATAAGCCACACTCTTGCAGTATAGGGTTGATGGTTTCAATGATGCTTGTTAAGTCAGCATACTTGTTCTTAAAATGGTCGTTCTTAGCGTTCTTCTTAACGCTGGTAACCTTGCCTTGAAATTCAAACAAAGCTTTGGTTAAGTTAGTTAGTTTATCTGATGTCTTCATAATTTAAATCGTGGTAATTAATTAGGTCGTGTAGTATGTCATATAGGTTATTCTCGGTTAAGCTATCCATATCAAGGTCATAGTTCTTAACTCTGTCCTCATCCTCCTCTATTATCACATAGTTAGAAAAGTCATACATGTGTGTTAAAATTAACTTGCAGATGGTTTCTAAGTCGTAAACCAAAGTGCAGAAGGCAGTTTCAACCTCAAGGGTTAACCCCTCGCCTCGTTGAATAAACATATCAACCCTCATCTTCAACCTCCTTTAATGCGTGACGTAATACAACGAGTGCCTTATCTGATACGATACCCTCGCCATTAAGATACTTGCGAACAGTAGGTTGGCTGATGCCAGTTGCCTTGCTCACCTTTTTAACCAAGCCATGCTTCCGCTTTAACTTGATCTCATTAATAATTGTTTGTATATCCATAGTCTTTACGACCACAAATATAAAAAACTTTTCTTAAATAAAAAAATTATTTTCCTAAACTAACTGTAACATACTTCTCTATCTTCTTAATAAGAGAATCAACAGTTACCTTTTGAAGTGCCGGTTCAACGAATGGCTTAGGCTTAATACCTTCACGCCCTATCTTACGAGCGATAACAAATGCGAGTGACCTTTTAGCCGATAGTTTATTCTTGGCGTTCTTAACTTTAGCCAGAACATCTCGTTTGACATTAATCCAATCGAATATAGATTGCATTGGTGGTTGTTTACCTGGACCTCTACCATACTCCACGTACTTCCAATAGTCCTCCATCTCAACCTTGATGTTATACCTTGTACCCTCTTGTTTAGGTACAACGTTAAGTGACTGATATAGTTTAGATGATGCAAAGCTCTTGTTCTTGGTTAGGTTGTTACGCATCTCCTTTAGGAGTTTATTACCCCAATCGGCAACCATATCCAAGATGTCCTCAGCCGGTTCAAAGTTATCGAACGTTTGACCTAACTTCTCAAGTGCCTTTTTATCAAACTTATTAGCCATTTAGTTTAGTTTCAGCGTAATCGTAAAAGTCCTCTAATCGGTTCATCCACCCACGCCCAAAGTCAGCGAATGATTTAAGTGATTTAAGGAAGTGTATGCGATGAATATAACACCCATCAAAGACGTATCTCTCTCCTTTAGCCTTTATAAGCCCATTTAAGGCACTCAAAGTCATTTTACCTATGATACCATCAATTTCTAAATTAAAGCCCTCAGAACGCAAATAAGACTGCAACTGACGTGCTGCACCACCTACACCAGAACCCCAAGCAAAGTCCGCCCAAAATTCTGCGATAAGGTCTGAATCAATCTTGTCCGCTTTAATGCCATACCAATACAACTCATACATACCTAACCAATCCTTCTTACTCATCTCGTAGAAACGTTTGATTGATGACTCACTGGAGCCATGCTTAGCCCTCCATGAAAGCCAGGTGATGCCCTTGTTGGTATGCACCCCACTTCCATCAGGTACACAGTTTGAACTTGCACTATCCTTGACGTGCTTGGATAAGCCACCCTCCCACTTGAGGATATAGTCTATATTACAGTTGTTTATGTTGCCCATCTTTGATTTCTTGTTGTAAACGTTTAAGATACCACTCTGCTTTTTGCAAGTCTTCCAATCCATTCTTACGATTATACCGCCACATATACTTAATAGAATTGCCCCTAAGATAACCTTTAAATTCTTCATAACTCATTTGTGCTTTAATACATTCGATGCACTCTATCTCCCCTTGATAGTGCGCTGGTGAATTAACTACATCCATAGTTGTCTAAACTCCTCCAATGGCAAATCTATTAAAAAACTTTGACCTTCACAATATACATGAGTCATCTCATAGAACTCGCTACAACCAATAACCTTGTCAAGGTCCAGGTAACCATCAACTACTATCTCGACCTCATCGCTATCCATCTCTATACCTATCTGTCGGTATATCGGATCTGTCTGTTCCTCTCTAAATACAAATGGTACTGCTACTTTCATAGTGTCTTGTATGTAAATGCGTTAACCTTCATTGTTTCTTTATTGTCCTTCCATGCTCTCTCGGGATGCAACTCTAACCACCGTCCGCCAAGAGGTTTGGGACTTGCACCTCTTTCAACGTGCCAACCTCCTTTGCCTTCGTTGTACTCCTCTTTATATGTAGCCGTTCTTACCATTAGTATATCCTTGAGGTGTACCTTATTGTTACTGCTCAACCTCTCAACTGTATAGGTCAGCTCATGGTCTTCGTGAACATGCCCCATCCATACCATATCAGCACCCTCTACCATTGTAGACATACGATTGAACTGTATCGTTCCTTTTGTTACTGGTCCACCACCACCAGAGCCATGAAAGTATTTTATATTAAAGCGTGTGCGACCTTCTCCATTACCCCTTTGAAAGCCGTACACTATCCATCCACCATAACCACCTACCTCAACTTGTGTGTCGTTCTTTGAATTAAGCCCATAGACAAAGCGTTCAATCACGTCTGTCTCTTGTCGCTTAAGTATGTTGGTTTCGTGGTTGCCATAACCTACAACCTTGATAAGATGAGCATAAGGGCTAAACCATTCAACGGCATCGTTTACAACCGCATCAAGATAGTTAGCCTTGTTATGTTCTGGTCGTATATCATCTTTGTTCTTGCGAGGATCATATGCCCCTTGCATTAAGCAGAAGGTATCGCCATTGAGCAATACGTCTGCACCTATTTCTTTGGCTTGGTCAAGGTGACGTTTAAGGAGGTCACGTTGGCACTTAGGGTTATCCCAATGTATGTCGGATAAGAGAAGTACCTTTTTGGGTTTCCATTCATTACGGAAGATGTGTACATTTGTCTTCATAGTATTATTGCCAAGATTAAAATAGCACTTGTTATCATTGAATAGTTGCGGTATCTTTTAACCTTGACTTGTTGTTGTTCGTTAGCAAATATAAGAGTATTTATTAACTCTGTTTGTTTGTGTATAGTTAATGAGTCACTTTTAGCAAGTTGAATGTATAACTCTTGCTTCTGTCTGCACTCGTGCAACTCAATCAACCTTTGGTTTATCTCCCTTATCGTGGAGTCGGAGAATTGAGAGCAAAGCCTCTGTGGTGTTAGGGCTGCTAATGCTATCAGAGTAGATGTTGTAAATACTATCAATCTCCTTGTCAACTGCATAGATTTCTCTTATGATGATAACCCTACTCGTATCAGGTTGGTATGTCGCAATAGGACTCGAGGTATGGCGTGTTGATGGTAAAGTCAATAACATGCCCAGCAACAACATCAGTACGTGAGTCATAAAAGGGTTCAGCCGTTCCGCCAACCGAGATTTCAAAGTCTGCATCGCTTACATTTCGTTTTAAAAGGGTTACAATATCAATTATGATACCGGCACTATCACTCAACACCTCAATCGTGTTAGACGAACTCTCAAACGTTCTATCCATCACCATCATTGCGAACTGATAGGACACCAATCGCTGGTCGGTGTTAAACGTAAAGCCATTAGGCACTAACCATACAATCGGGTAGTACTTAACCTCATCAACGGCAAAGTCAAACTCAGCCCCGACTGCGAACTTGTTTACCATCTTGTGGCTTTCCGCTTGTGCTTTTATCTTGTCGATTATCTGGTTTAGAGTCATAGTTTTTTAGTTTGGCTTCGTTCTTGAGCCTCCATTTGTTTTTAGTTATCTTCTGGGAAGTCATAGTTATAGAAACAATCGTCATCTGTACCTGGTAGATACATACCTCCAAAGAAAGCAGTGTTGTGTGGTCTGATAACATCAAAGCCACTACCAGGATTTAAGTATTTCGGATAGTCTGTTGGGTTCTCCTTTAGGTAATCTCTTAAACGCTCTGCATAATACTCCGCCTTATCTCTATACCTTTTCTCTATCATAGTTAACTCAGCAGTTGTGATAGGTGTAGCGTTCTCGCTATTCCTTGATGCAACACTCTTGTTCATGAACTTGAAGGTCAAAGGTAACATACTCTCAACGAGCGTATAGTACTTTAAACAAGGTGCTATATAGGAATCTATCAAGGTTGTATTTAGAGCCGTTAGAGTGCCGTTATACGCTTGGTCTAATACCTCATCATATACACCACTACCAATGATGTCACGAATATATATCTCTTGTGCTTCTTTGATTGCACTCTTGAGCAACTTATCGTCTAAGTTCTCATTTAAAGGTGTGTTATCCTTTAGGTATGTGGTTGAAATTAAGTATATAAAATTAGCCATTTGATTTCCTCCTTACAAGTTTAGCCTCCCATACGTGTCTGCAATAAGGTACATGCTCGGTAGTGCCTTTGATAGTCATCCAACCGCCTCTGCGTTCCCATACATCATAGCCAAGTATTAAGCTCATCTCATCAATGTCCTCACGTGAATAAAGTTTACCGAACCCAACTATCGTTTCACAAAACTCTCTTGATGTCGGTATAAGTATCGGTCCTTCAACACCTGGTGCTTTCTCGTATGAATACATAGTTATTATCTCATCGAATTTGTTTGGATTGCTAACCTCCTCAAACTCATCCTTGCTTACACCATATTTCTTGAATACCGCAATATCCCTCTCATCATTCCACCCGAATGGGTTCTGCTTGGACATCTCTTGCTTTGATGACATACCTAACTCAATACGTGCCTCATCTAAAGTGATTAAGCCACGCTCAAATAGGTATACATAGTCCAAACCAATAGGAGGTCTATTCTTTGTTTTTAACTGAACCGGTGCAATGTATTTAAAGATAGAACTCAATGCTCTATCCATCTGAGTCTGTCTTGGCTCAACATAGGATACTTGAAACGACTCGTATGCTTCAATCAACTCATTACGCCCACCTAACTGCCCCTCAGTTTTAATACCGAATAGCATAGGACTGGTAACCCTATGACCGGAGAATATCTCCTCTTGCACTTGCTCATTCAACTGCATGAACAACTTATCGAAGTCAGAAGGTGCAAGGTTGTTTACACTTGATGGTGTTTCGTTTGGATCGTTGAACTGAATTATAACCGAACCAGCATTATCGCTACCGGTAAAGTTATCCTTGAACCTCTTTATGGTGTTCCTTGCCTCCTCTGGAGTAGGGATGCCCTTGAACAACTGTATCAACGTCTGAGCAGAGAACCCACTCTTGATGCTATTCAAATGAAAGTTAGCAATCTCTGTGTCTATCTCTACATACTTCAACGCTGCAACGTATACCGGCAACGGATACTCCTCTTGACCGGCTCTGTACATCTTAAAGCAGTATACTTGTTTGTTCTCACGAGTAGTTGGATTCCATTCTGGGTAGTATTGTACCTCACAACGTCTGTTGCCCCAATCCTCGCTATAAGCATAACCACCCTCAGTTGCTACCCTTACGTTTTG